GGGAGCGGGGCCGCAGGGCCTATGTGTAACGGAGGGGTGAGATATGGCAACCTACACCACAAAGAGCGGGGATATGTGGGATTTGATCGCCTACAGGCAGTTGGGAAGCACCTCCTATACGGACCTGCTTATCAACGCGAACCTGGAACACAAGGGCACCTACCTTTTCCCCTCTGGCGTGGTACTGACCCTGCCGGAAATTGAGAAGCCAATCAACAACCTGCTCCCTCCGTGGAAGCGTAAGGGGGCGGGGGCATGATCGGGCCGAACGACGCGCGCCGGGCGGCGGTGGAAGTGACCTTTGACGACACGGACATCACATCGAGCATCCGGCCCTACCTGCTGTCGCTGACCTACACGGACAGCGAAGAGGACCAATCGGACAGCCTGCAAATCCAGCTACAGGACCGGGACGGCCTGTGGCTGGAGAGCTGGCTTAACAAGGCGGTGGAAGCATCGGCGGCGTCCAAGCTGTCCATGAGCGCCACCATCACCCCGGAGAACTGGGGAAGCGGCGGCGGGTCGCTCCCGACGGGAAGGTTTGAACTGGACAGCGTGGACGCCGGGGGACCGCCCGCCACCGTCACCATCAAGGGGTCGTCCCTGGCCTATGGTTCGTCCATCAGGCAGACGAAAAAGACCAAGGCGTGGGAGAACTACTCCCTTTCCGGCATTGCAAACGAGATTGCGGGAAACGCCGGTCTGACCTGTATGTACGAAGCGGCCAGAAACCCGACCTACAAGCGGAAGGAGCAGACGAAGAAGAGCGACATCACCTTCCTGTCAGAGCTGTGCCACGACGAGGGAATCAGCCTGAAATGCACGGACGGGCAGCTTGTTCTTTTCGACCAATCCGTATACGAAGCCCTGCCGCCTGTGGCGACCATCAAGAAGGACGGCGGGCGGATACTCCCCGCAGCGCCCCAGGCTCACGGAGCCTACGGGAAGGACCCGAAGTGCCTCGCCTATGAAACCTACAATCTGTCCACCGGGGCGGCGGAGACGCAGTACGGGTCCTGCCGGGTGAGCTATCGGGACGCCGCATCCGGCAAGTGCATTGAGGGCATTGCCAAGGCGGACGGAGACGACGGGGACAGCGAGCAGCGGCTTGAAATCACGGCGATGGTATCCAGCGCAGGAGAGGCAAAGGCGCTGGCGGAAAAGCACCTGCGTCTGCACAACAAGTTCAACCGCTCCGCCTCCTTCACCCTTCCGGGGAACACGGCACTTGTGGCCGGGGTGACGGTCATGCTGGAGGGGTTCGGCGGCTGGGACGGGAAGTACATGGTCAAGCAGGCCACACACACTGTCGGCGGCGGATACACCACCAAGATAGACCTACGGAAAGTCCTGTCCGGCGGCGGGGGAAGCGCGCCGAGCGGAGAGGAAGAGGGGACCGGCAGCGAGGAAGAAGCCTCCAGCGGCCAGACCTACACCGTGAAATCGGGAGACAACCTGTGGAACATAGCCAAGCAGCATTACGGGAGCGGAGCTATGTATACGAAAATCTACGAGGCAAACAAGGACCTTATCGGTGGAAATCCGAATCTGATATTCCCAGGGCAGAAGCTCATTATACCGTGACAGGAGGCGGGCCATGTACGAAAAGCAAACGAGATACCAGGACGACGGCGCGGCCTTTTCGGTCATGGTGCGTATCGGAACCGTGACCGCCGTTGACAACGTGAAACGGCTGGCCCAGGTGTATTTTCAGGACATGGACCTGCCCTCCGGCTGGATTCCCGTGCTTATTAACCGGGACTTCATACCGGACTACGACGTGCCGCAGCGGACGGAGTTTGAGGCGGGGGTTCGGGGGGCCCCGGCCTTTGCAAGCCACAAGCACAACCTTATCATCAAACCGTGGATGCCGAAGGTGGGAGAGCAGGTGCTATGCCTGTATGAGCCTATCCGGGACGGGCGCGGCTTTGTACTGGGGGGGATTCAGGCATGGCAGTAGTGGGATACATGGGCGAAAGCTCCAGCCAGGGCATTGTGTTCTCCGTATCCGATCAGGTGGTGTTGACGCTGGAGAATTTCAAGTGGTCCGGCTCTGCCCGATACTCCGTCCACAACCGGCACAACTACCACGCGCTGACGGAGTACACGGGAATGGACCCCGATAAGATCACGTTTGACATCCAACTGCTGATTGAACATGGGGTAAATCCGCTGGAGCAGGTCGTGAAGCTGTGGAAGTACGAGCGGGAAGGGACCGCAGTAGCCCTGACCATCGGTTCCAAATGCTACGGGAAATACCGCTGGAACATCGTAAACCATGAAATGACGGTCAAGTATACAGACAAGCACGGGAACATAGCGGGCGCTGTGGTGTCCGTCACATTACAGGAGTATCTACGCGCATGAATACTTATCGGGTTTCCGCAGGGGAAAACGCGGCCCTGCAACTGGGCGAGCCGGACACGGTTCAATCCGTACTACAGGCAATCAAAATCATCCTGACCACCCCGAAGGGGACGGTGCCCATGTACCGGGACTTTGGCGTGAACATGGACTTCCTGGACCTGCCGACGCCGGGCGCGGAGCAGCGGGCGCGGATGGAGATACGGGAGGCAATCGAAGAGTGGGAGCCGAGGGCGACGGTCAAGGACATCACCTTTTCGCGGGACGAATCCCAGTCGGGAAAGCTGATACCGACGGTGGAGGTGGAAATCAACAGTGAGTAGAACACAATATCAATTTATCCCCACAGACCCGGACAGCATCGTGGAGTGGATGGCGGCGAAGTATGAGGAACTGACCAGCGTAACCGTCCAACCGGGAAGCCCGGAACGGCTGTTTATCCAGTGGGCGGCGGCGGTGGTTATCCAGGAGCGGGCTTTAGCCAACTATGCGGCCAACCAAAACCTGCCCAGCCGGGCGGAGGGGAAAAACCTGGACGCGCTGGCGGAGCTGTTCTACACCAAGGAGCGGCCAGGCGCAAAGGCGGCGACCTGCACCATGCGTTTCACGATCTCCGGCAAGCTGGATTTTGCGGTGCTGATACCGGGCGGAACCCGCGTGACCGACGCAAGCAATACCCTTGTGTGGGAGACGGCGGAGGACATCTATGTGAACGCCGGGGACACATACGCAGACGTGAAAATCCAATGCCAGACCAAGGGGACGGCGGGAAACGGCTTTGTGGCCGGGCAGATCAATACCATTGTGGACCTGTTCGCCTATTTCCAGAGCTGCGCCAACCTCAACGAATCGGACGGCGGCGGAGACGCGGCCACCGACGAGGAATTTTACGAGCTGCTGCGGATGTCTATGGACGCATACAGCACGGCGGGAGCCAGGGGGAGCTATATCTACTGGGCTATGCAGGAGGATACGAAAATCGCGGACGTTATCGCCGCATCGCCTACCCCCGGCGTGGTGAAGCTGTATGTCCTGATGGACGACGGAAAACCGGCGTCGAAGGAAATCAAGGACAAGGTGCTGGCGGCGTGCAGCGCGGACGACAGACGCCCCCTCACGGATTTTGTCTCCGTGGAGGACCCGGAGCAGGTGCCGTACAACGTGCGGCTCACCTATTACATCCAGGACGACGCGGAAATCAGCGCGGAAGAACTGTCCCTTGCGGTGGCGGGGAAGGTGGGGGAGTTTACGGACTGGCAGAGCGAGAAGCTGGGCAGGGACATCAACCCGTCCCGCCTGATCTCTATGCTGATGGAGACGGGCATCAAACGGGTGGAGGTGGAAGAACCGGCCTTTACCTCCCTGCGGGACGGGAGCGGGACGCAGGCCCCGCAGGTGGCGAAGCTGGGGACCGTAACGATCACAGCCGGAGGCTACGAGGATGAATAAGGGCATCACAAAAGAAGCCATGCTGTTCACCCTTCCGCCCGCGCTCAAGGAGGACACATCGACCGAGGCGCTGGCGGCGGCGACCGCAGAGGCGATGACGGACCGGCTGGCGGAAATTGACCGGCTTAGAATCATTTCCAACATCGACAATCTGGAAGAAGCGCTGCTGGCAATACTGGCGCGGGATTTCAAGGTGGATTGGTGGGACCCGTCGTACAGTCTGGAGGAAAAGCGCAGGACGGTCAAGGATAGCTGGCGCGTACACAAGACGCTGGGGACAAAGGCGGCGGTGGAAACAGCTATCCGGGCGATCTATCCGCTGACCACCGTGGAAGAATGGTTTGAATACGGCGGGGAGCCGTACCATTTCAGACTGAATATCGACATCACCAGCGACAGCGGCGACCGGGCGAGACAGCGCCGGGTGCTGGAGCGGCTGAACTTCTACAAGTCTTTGCGGTCACACAATGACGGCGTGCGTTATTTCCTGGTGCCGGAAAAGTCCTGGGCCGTGGCCGGGGGGCTGTTCGCCGGAAGCCGGGAGATAGACCGGGCGAGAATCGACATACCGCCGCTGAAACGACCGGGCGGCGAGGTTATCACCATTGCGGGCGGCGGGCTGACCGGAAGCCGGAGCGAGGGCCACATCACAATCCATATCCCGACCCTGCAAAAGCCAGGCGGTTCGGCGGCTGTTTCCACGGGCGGGGCGCTGCGGGGAATGTACCGGAAAATCAATACCGCCGTGGACGTGCCGGAGCTGGAGCGGCCCAAGGCAGCAGCCAGCAGGGCAGCGGCCACGGGGTTTATTGGGAGCATCGAGCGGGTGGCGGTCAGGCTGAACGCGGGCCGGGTGAAGCCGCCGACCGGCAGGGCCGCGATGGCTGGAGCAGCTGGAATGTTCCACAGTTATCAACGTATCGGGGTCACTATCCCCGCAACAATTTCAGGGAGGTAAAAATCTATGGCACACTGGAAAGACGCAGCGGTGACGAACGAGGGCGTGGAAATGCTCAACGAGTGGATGGCGGGCCGGAAAATTACCGTCGTGGCCGCGTTCGGCGGCACGGGGACGGTGGACCCGGACCTGCTGACCGAGCAGACGGACCTTGTGGATATGCGGCAGGAACTCTATCTGCTGGGCGAAGAGGACGGCACGGATGGCAAGACGGTCCAGTTGCAGGTCCAGAACGCCGACGTGATGGTGGAGTACGAGCTTAACCAGGTGGGCGTATACGCCGCCCTGGACGTGGACAAGGATAAGGACACGCAGGAGGAAATCAGGGCCAAAATGAAGCTGCTGTTCGTGATGCAGGACGAGAAGGGCGTCACCATCCCGGCGGCTATGGACGCGAGCTTCCTGCTGGAGCTGTACTGCATGATCGGCATTACCAACAACGGGCGGTTTGAGGTGAGCGTGTCCGCCGCCGGTATCGTGACCGCCGCCTATCTGCGGGAGGTATTGGAGAGGACCATTGCCGCCCACAACGCGGACCCCGGCGCGCACAACAGCCTGGCGGCGCGGATGCTGGCAATCGAAACCGCCATGAACGGGAGCGGGACCATCATTCAGGCGGGCGACCCGACCGTGGAGACGGTGGGCGTAAAGGGTCAGCACTACATCAACCCCGACAGCGGCGCGGAATTTGAGTGCGTCGAGGTCAACGAGGACGGCTATATCTGGAATCCGGTGGAGGACGGGAAATCCGTCCGCGACCTGCTGGGGGCGCTGGGGAACACGGAAACCAGCCTGGCCGACGTGGACGCCCGGCTGAGCCTGCTGGAGCTGATGTACCGCACGCAGGTCAACGGCAACCCATTCACGGTGTCCTTCTCCGACATGACCGGCCTGGTGGTGACGGGCGTGTGGAACGAGACGTTGAAGCGGGTGGAGTTCTGATGAACGATGTGCGGGAATTTTCCGTGCCGCCTGCGCAGCTGTCCTGCCTGATTGGCAACCTGTTTGCCGAGCTGGAGCCGCCTTGCAGCGAGCCGGACGACCAGGAGGCGCTGACGCTGTGCGGGAAAGCACCGAGCGGGCGGGAGGCTATGCTTTTCGTATACAGGGAGCATTGCCTTTTCGTAGGCGACCCGGAGGACCTGGACGCGGCACGGAACGGGCGGTGTCCCAACAGCCGGAGGTGCGGGCGTGGCTGATAAGGAATTTCTGCTGGGAAACAGGGCAAGGGAACTGCTGCGATACACCAACCAAGTTACCAAGATCGTGACGGACGACATCAGCGTGCGGGACGTGCGAGTTATCATCCAGAAAATCGCCGCCCTGGACGACATCCGGGACGTGAAGATGGTATGCCAACAGGTTATCGGCGTCCTTGACCGGAAGGACAAGAAGGGCTTCACCAAGGCAACCTACCGCTGCTATGGAGAGGATATGCGTATGATCGCAAAGGACATTGTGCGCTATATCCACGCCGCCAACGGGAAGATGTTCGCAACCGAGCATCAGGAGCGGTTACAGCTCATTGGGAAAATCCTGGACAACTGCTCTCTCATGCTGGAGTACATTCAAATCTGCCTGGACCTGGAGATCATCAGCGTGGAGCGTGCCGGAACGTGGACAAAGAAAGTCCGGGACGTACAGTATATGTCCATGTCCTGGAGGAAGAACGACGGGGCAAGGGCCAAGAAGATACAGGCCGAGGAACGGGCGTCTGTGGAGGGCTGGCTTGTTTCCCTTGTCAAAGACGCAATCCGGCAAATCAAGGCCGGGAAGTAAGGATACGCGGCGGAGGCATCCGCCTTGTGTTAGGGTGCGATTCATTTCTGCCGCCAACTGGTGGCTCCGCTCTCCGTACTGCAACTCCAACAACGGCGCGACGAACGCGTTGAACGTCAACACGAATGGCAACTGGAGCAACAACAACTGCTCCAACGCTGGTTATGCCATTCGTCCGGCTCTGATGGAAAACGAGATTAGTAAGCGGGGCGACCCGCCGAAAACAGTGTACCATCTATCAAAGGGAATCGCATCCTGTCGAAAGCCTGCGCGCGGGTAGACGACGAATACATCATACCGAGGCGGACCGCCCCGCAGGGGGCGCAGTCCGCTACCGAGGGGAAGCGGACCGGTATTAGGCGAAGGGCTGGCTGGGGCTTCCTCGGAACAAACCCGGCCAGCGGAAGCGAAGGGAACCGCTTTGACCTATGAAGAAATGTGCGCTTTTGTGGTGCTTTACGAAGCATACCTAAGCGCGAGGAAGGGCAAGAGGTCGAAAGCAGGGACGGCGCAATACGAGGCAAACGCCCTGGCCTGCACGGATAAGCTGTCGCGGCAACTGCTGAACAGGACCTATAAACCGAGCAACTTTGAAATCTTCTATGTCTACGAGCCGAAGAAACGGCTGGTGCAAGCGCCCGCGTTTGTGGATAAAGTAGTCCTGCACGCCGCCACGGACAATGTGCTGTATGACGCGATCACAAAAGGCTTTATCCGGGACAACAACGCCAGCCAAAAGGAAAAGGGCACGCACGACGGCCTCATGCGATTGAAACAGCACATGGCCGAGTATTACCGCAGGACGGGAAGCGCCGAAGGGTGGGTCCTGAAATGCGACGTGCGAAAGTTCTTTGCCTCCATCGACCACGACATCCTGAAAGAAAAACTGCGGAAGCTGTTCTTGAAGCGCGGCGTAGATATGGAGTTTTATAATCTCCTGTGTATCTACATCGACAAGACGGACGGCCTGCCGCTGGGCTATCAGACCAGCCAATTATTAGCTCTGCTTTTCCTGGACGAGTTTGACCACTACATCCAGGAGGCGCGGGGCTTTCGCTATTACGGGCGCTATATGGATGATTTCTACATCATAGCGCGGACCAAGGAAGAGCTACAGGCGCTGCTAAAGGACATTCAGGAATGGATGGACGGGCTATGCCTGGAGCTGAACGAGAAAACGGGAATCTTCCCGTTGAAGAACGGAATCGACTTCCTGGGCTTCCACACCTACCTGACCGAATCGGGCAAGGTGGTCCAGAAGCTCCGCCGGGAGAAGGTAGAGGACATCCGCGCCAGAGTGAAGTATTGGCGGACAGCGTATCCGGCTGGGGAGATCACCAAGGCAGAAATCATTAAAAAGTTCAAGGGGTGGGACGCACACGCGGCCCACGGAGACACACGCGCATTACGGCAGAAGTACGCCGATCAGGTAAGCGAAATCATAGGGGAGAAAATCGAACCGCGCCGGAAAATCAATTCTACCAATACCGCAAAGGCGAAGCGGAGATTCAGGCAGGAGAGAAACATCCGGGCAAAGCGGGGCGAGGGACCGGCCAACGCGGTAACGCTCCGAAGCGCTCCGCTCCCTGACGACGTACCGCCGTGGATGTAATACAAATGCAGGAGGAAATTTTATGGCATCGGTCGCACTTAACACGAAAGCTGTCGGCAGCACCGTCAAGCTCAAAGTCGGCGGCACCCTGCGGGACTTCATCGTGGTCCACAAGGGCAAGCCGGGGACGATGTATGACGCGAGCTGCGACGGTGTGTGGCTGCTGATGAAGGACTGCTACGAGGCCAAGAGGTGGCACAGCTCCAACGTCAACGACTACGCCAACAGCGAAATCCACAACTACCTGAACAGCACCTTCCTGGGCCTGTTCGACGCCAACATCCAGGCGCAGATCAAGCAGGTCAAACTTCCGTACCGGGCGGGGTCCGGCTACGGCAAGACCGTGACCAGCGGGGCCAGCGGTTTGTCCGCCAAGATTTTCCTGTTGAGTTCCACGGAAACGGGATACTCCCACGACTATATGCCTACCAACGAGGGCGCGGTGCTGTCCTACTTCAATGGCTGCGCGGCGAACGGCGCGGACAACAAGCGCGTTGCCACGCTCAACGGTTCTGCCGCCGGCTGGTGGCTCCGCTCTCCGTGCTGCAACTCCAGCTACGGCGCGACGTGCGCGTTGTTCGTCTACGCGAATGGCTACTGGGGCAGCAACTACTGCTCCGTCGCTGGTTATGCCATTCGTCCGGCTTTGATTCTTCCCTCTTCTCTCTTAGTCTCTGATGATGGCTCGGTCCAGACGAACACGGCCCCGACCACGCCCGCGAGCATCACCATCCCGGAGAACGTAGAGGGCGGAAAGAGCATCGCGGTATCGTGGAGCGCCGCCACCGACAAGGAAAATAATCTGGAGGGGTATGTGGTGGAGCGGTCCACCGACGGCGGCGGAACGTGGACGCAGGTGTACCAGGGCAGCGCCACCACGACCAACAACACGGTCCCGGCGGGCAGCGCCACGGTGATGTACCGGGTAAAGGCTTACGACAGCGAGGGGCTTTACAGCACCTACCGGAACAGCGCCCAGGTGAGCGTGTTTAACAATAACGCACCCGGCGCGCCCGGCGGAATCACGGTGCCGGGCGAGGTGCTGGGCGGCGGGACGCTGACGGTGACGTGGAGCGCGGCCAGCGACGTGGACGGCAACCTGACCGGCTATGAGCTGGAGCGCCAGGTGAACGGCGGCGAGTGGGCGCAGGTCTACAAGGGCGCGAACACCAGCTACACGGACAACATCACGCGGGGCTGGGCCAGCGTCAATTACCGGGTCCGGGCATACGACGCATACAACGCCACCAGCGCCTATGTCACGGGGACGGCCCAGCCGGTGAACAACAACCGCGCCCCCACCGTCACCTGCGACACGGCCAGCGGGTCCGACCTGGGGACCAAGAGCGAGGGCTTTTCCATTGCCTACAGCGTGGGCGACGAGGACGGCGACAGCGTGAGCGTGACGGAGGCCATCGACGGCGTGACGCTGCGCACGTTCTCCGCCACCCTGGGGGGCAGCAACAGCTTTGCCGTGACCGGGGACACGTTCTTTAAGCTGCTGAACGGAGATCACACCCTGACCGCCAGCGCCAGCGACGGGCAGGCCACGACGACCCACAAGCTGACCTTCACCAAGTCCGTCACGGCGGCGTCTATCACCCTGGCCGAGCCGATGGAGGCGGACGCGAAAATCACCATCTGCGTGTTGTCCGTGGCGGGGGACATCCCGGCGGACGCGCAGTACAGCGTGAAGGTGACGAACAACGCCAACGACACCGCGCCGGTGTGGGAGGACTGCACCGCCGAGGTAAAGAACGGCGGCAACCATGTGTTCACCAACGAGACAGCCGCCAACGGCTTTGCGTTCAACTTCAAGGTGGAAGTGGAGCGGGGCGCGTCCGGCATCGGCGGCTACATCAGCAGCGTGCAGGGAGGGTTCCAGTAATGGTAAAGAGACGGGTTGATTCCATCCAGGAAATGAACAAGCGCAAGACCAATGAGCAGCTTACCGCAGAGAACGCCGCGCTGCGGGAGCAGGTGGAGGGGCTGGAAACCCAGCTTACCGACACGCAACTGGCGCTGTGCGACGTGTACGAGCTGTTGACGGGAGGTGAGGCGTAATGGCGAGGATTTACGCCGAGCTTATCCGCAAGGGCCTGAAAACCATTGGCGACGTTCCGGCCCGCATCCGGGCGGAGGTCGAGGCGCTGCTTGCGGAGACGGACCATGAGTAGGCTCCGCGCATGGGCGCTGAAACTCTTGCTGGGGAAGGAGGTGTACGATATGGCCGTCGTTTACGCGACCCTTATCATCAAGGGCAAGAAAACGCTGGAGCAGGTGCCCGCCATCATCCGCAAGGATGTGGAGGACATCATCGAGGCGCTGGAGGTCAAGATTTGACCGGAGGGCTGGCCGCTTCCGCATGGGAGCGGCCAGCACATCTATCTGAACAAGGAGAGGCAGACATGAGCATCTGGCAAATTGTTTCCGGCGGGGGCGGGGTGCTGGTGGTCGTTATGACGCTGGTACAAATCGCCCCTGTGAAGGTAAATCCGTGGTCGGTCATTGCAAAAGCGGTGGCAAAAGCCATGGGGATTGAGGAAATCGAAAAGAAACTGGACGCGCACATCACCATGGACGACAGGAGGAACGCGGACGGACACCGGACACGCATCCTGCACTTCAACAACGAACTGCTACGGGACCTGCCCCACACAAAGGAAGAGTTTACCGAGGTTTTGGCCGAGATAGACGCCTATGAAAAATACTGCGCCGACCACCCGGAATATCCGAACAACCGGGCCGTGCTTGCCATTGAGAACATCCAGGAGACGTACAAGGAGCGGCTGAAACGGCATGACTTCCTCCAGGAGAGCAGCGCGGCCCGGCGGGAGGAAAGCGTATGAGCGCGATTCTGGCGGCAGTCTGCGCCCTGGCTGCGGGGTTTGTCCTGGGCGTCACATTCAGCGCGGGGACTATCCGACGCCTGCGGAGGCGGAACCGGGAACTGCGGGCGGCGCTCCAAGCGGGCCGGAACCTGGAGAAGCCGGAGACGATGAAGCGGGTGGTTTGGGCCTGCGTGGGAAACGGGTTTGCCTGGGTATGGTGCAGCTATATCCTGGCCGCGCTGGACAAGCCGCAGATCGCGGAAGAGCTGTCGAAGGTGGCGCTGGTGGAAATCATCGCCCCGGTCGCCGTCTATGCATTCAAATCGGCGGTGGAGAATTTGAGCAAAAATAACCGCTGGCCGGACAAGGGACAGCCGCCGGAGAATGAGCCGACGGAGGACGGGGACCAGGCGGCGGGATAACGGGAAGGAGCTTTTACAAATGCTGACCGGAAAAACCAACGAGGAAAAAATCTGGAACTACCTGACGGCGGCGGGCATGACCGCCTGCGGCGCGGCGGGGCTGATGGGAAACCTGTACGCGGAAAGCGGCCTGCGGCCCAACAACCTCCAGAACAGCTACGAAGGGAAGCTGGGCATGGCCGACGCGGAGTACACGGAGCTGGTGGACCATGGCAGATACACCAATTTTGCCAGGGACAGCGCCGGGTATGGGCTGGCACAGTGGACCTATCACACCCGCAAGGCCGCGCTGCTGGCCTTTGCCAAGGAGCGGGGCGCAAGCATTGGGGACCTGGAAATGCAGCTTGCTTTCCTGCTCCACGAGCTGGGCGGCTCCTTCCCCGGCGTACTGGAAACGCTGAAAACCGCCAAGACCATTGAAGCGGCGTCCAATGCGGTCCTGCTGAAATTCGAGCGGCCCGCCAATCAGGGGAACGCGGTGAAGCTGAAACGGGTGCAGTATGGGCAGGTCTACTATAACAAGTTTGCCGCCAAGCAGGCGGCGGAAGGAGGACCCAAGATGAACAAGAAGCCTGTTTCCTTTCTCCAGACGGACAAGCGGTGGGCCAGCAAGCCCTACCGGGTGAAGGGGGAGAACTCCACCATCGGGGACAGCGGGTGCGGCCCGACCGCAGCGGCCATGCTGCTGTCCACCCTGACGGGGAAGAACATCAC